GTCTCCCGGAGCGAACCCCGAGCGATCGATCGCGGCCTTGGCGGCCACCACGCCCAAGTCGTTGGCGGACAAGTCCTTGAGCGATCCGCCGAAGGCGCCGAACGGGGTGCGGACACCGGCCACGAGCACGATGTCGTCGCGGTCGAGCTTCTGCTTCTTGTAGATGGTCTTGGGGAGGGTTTCCCGCTTGGTGATGGAGAAGAACTGCTCCTTCTTCATCGTAGCCTTGACGTAACCCTTGGCGCGTGCCTCTTCGTGCGTGAGATCTGCGGCGAGCGACTTGAGCCTCGACCACGGAACCTTGCGGGTACCGTTGAGGACCTTTTCGACCCACTCCATGCGCCGAGTGATCCACTCAGGCTTGTTGTCGATGGCCTGAGCGTCAGGAAAAAGCATCTCGATGTTGGTGATGCCGTACTCGTCCGCGTGCGCGAGGAAAGCTTCCTTGAAGGAACCGGTCTTTTCGGCGTCCTTCATGATGGTCTGGATCTGCGAGTGGTTGAGAGTGCCGCCCGACTGCACGCCCTCGCCCGACTGGCCGCCCTTGTTCTGCTCGAAGACGTTGCGCGTCATCGTGTCGTCCTTCTCTCCGTGCTCGAGAGCCTTGTCATCCTCGGCCCCATCGTTCTTTTTGTCTTCCGAGTCTTCCTCGGATGCGTTCTCTTCCTCGGTCTTGTTCTCCTCGTCGTCCTCTGACGAGTGCTTGGCGGATCCCAAGGCCTTGGACAGCATGAACTCGAAAAGCGCCTGCTGATCGTCGTTCAGGGTGTCGAGGACATCCTGATACGTCTTCTTCTGGGTGTCAGCGTGTTCGAGACCTTCCAACTCGATCTCGAATCCGGTCGTGATGATTGCTTCGTCCGCGAGAGTCTCGATGTCGGAACTACTGTGCGCGACACGAACGTAGTCGATCTTGGCGCCTGGATTGGCGCCGTTCAGAACGAGGCTGACTTCACAGAGATTTCCGTGGAGCACCATCTTGTTCTTCTCGAGAAGCTGATTGGCATAGATCGACATCGCTTTGATGTCTTTGTGCTCCACCAGAAGCTTCGCGTTCTTGCCAGCGTCGGTCTTGTTGAAGTAGCCGTAGGCGTAAACGCCATCCGACATGTGCTTCAACTTGACGTGACCCAGCACGTTCGACGGCTCGTCGTGCATGTGCTGCCAGACGAGCGGAAGCTCCTGCCCGTCCATGTGTTTGAAGGCCTCGGACGTGATCGTTCGCCCGTCCGAGCACTTGAGACCAGCCTTCGTTGCGTAACCACCGAAATCGTGGTCGTCCACGGCCGTCTCCTTTCATGTTCAGAGCGAGTTCACGCTCACGTCTCTATCTGCGGAGGATCGACCCGAAGTGAAGGAACCCTGATAGGGGGTTGCGGATTCCCCAAGTCCTTCTCGGGCATGTTGCTATTACGGAGTTGATCCGCTTTAGCATCTTTGGATGGAGCCCATCCAATGATCTGTCGAAATTCGTTCGCCGAAGCGATTTCGTTTCGCGTGAGTTTATCCGCCAACTCAGCGATTTGATCGACGGGAATATTCGCAAACGGTTCACGGAAGAAACGAATAGCTTGACCTTGACTACGAGCTGTCTTCGTGAGAAAGGTTCGATGCATCCCCTCTACAAGAGCTTGGACGATAGGCTTGATCGTCCTGTTGTAGTAGTTCTGCATAACTTTATAATCCGCGGTACCATCCATAACTTCCTTGGTGATACCCAGCTGGTTGTAAAGAAGCTCGGTCAAATATTCGACCTGCTTCAAAAGATTGTTCTCGGAAGGACGATTCAGCTGCGTAATCTTTTCGGTACCGTCGGTATACGCGATACCGTACTGACTACCTTTGAGTTGAAACTCGATGTCTTTTCGACGTTGCTCGGCTTGCTGTCGACGAGCTTCGGATTTGATCACGTATGGCAACTGAATGATCATATCCAACTTACCGGAGCTCGATTGTTCGTCGACAACGTCGAGAAGATTCAATTTTCGAAGAAGTCGTTGAAGAGTGGAGTTCGGTTCGTTCATCACGGTGTAAAGAGGATTCTCCACGATGGCTGTGAAGTTTTTACCTACCGTGACATCTTCTCGTTTACCGAGTTTCTCATTGTATAGAGAAACACCAACGTGTTCGGGTTCCCATTTGACGATTCTACCGACGCGCATCGTCAAAATATCGAAGCCGCCGGTCGTATTTGGATTCAACGTTGTGTCGACTGGAACGATAGCTATCGTTCCCTCATCGAACAATGTCAAAACCATATCTTGGCGAAAAGCCCGAGGGGCTTGATCGATGTTGGCTTCGACTGTCAGACATTTGTTCAAACCACTGTCGATCTCTTCTGAAAATCGGTCTTGATCGTCGAGGCGCACGTGTTTGATCGTAAGATCAGCCACGTCAAGTGCGATACGGTTGTAAACGGACGCGACAATCGACCGTTCGTTCGCGAACCTGAGACGAGTCCTGTCCGGACGAGTTCCGTACGCGACTCCAGACGTTTGAAACGGAGAGTGCTGGTCCAGATTGACAAAAGCATTCCAGGCGTGCACGATCCGGTCTTTGATACTCACCCACTACCTCCTCTCGTCACTCAAACGCCTCCTTGTTTGCTTTATAAGCTACGTAGGCATCCATCAACGCCGACGTATTATCGATCTTTTCTTCCGTTCGCTTCTTGAGAAGCTTTCGGTTTCCGTTAGTATCCTCGAGCGTGATGGCATTACCCATCGTAAAGGACATCAATCCTTCATCGAATATGAGAAGACGCTCTTCGGCAAGTTTCTTCAATTCGCCAAGAGGAACAGATTCGGTCCGCGCACCCTGGATGACTTTTTCGATTCCAAAAGGACCGTTTTCGGCTTCCCATCGGGTTACGAATTCTTTCGCGTTATAGGGGTCAAACCCAATACAGCGAACGTCATAGCGCATGTGTTCGATATGCGCTTCCAGATCGTCGTATACCTCCATCATATCGAGAACCGTTCCTTCAAAGATATGAAGGCTTCTCTCGAGACGGAATTCTTCGTATTTATGCCGCAGCGCACCCGGCAATTTCATCAGCGTTTGATCGGTGATGTAGCTTCGAGTCTTGATTCCAAATCGACCACGAGAAATCGGAAACAAGAATGTGAAAGCACAGAAGTCGTCGCCCTGCGAAAGGTCGATCCCCATCGAACAAGGCATTTCCCAGAAATGCACTGTAGAATGCGGAATGGTTTCTTCATAGGTGAAGAAGTAGGTATACCCTTCCATAGGAATACCAAATCTCTTCGCCAAAATATCGTTCCTAGCGGCTGGGGCTTTCTCAGCTCGTTCTACATCCAGTTGATAAGTCTCATAAGTCACAGTGCGACCGATGTTTGGTTGAGCTTTAACCCACATTTCGGGGTCGGCTACTTCTTCAAGCTCATCCAAACGATAGTGCCAGATGGAATAATGAGGAGCGATGAACTCACCCTTCAAGATTTCGGCTAGCTCCATCTTGATCGTATCGCCGGCACCGTTTCGAACGGTGCCTTCAGAACTGATGGCAATAATCAACCAGTCGTCAAGCTTAGAAGCACCTTGCTCAATTGCGCCGACGACATCTTCGCGAATATCGCCAGAGAGCCACTCGTCGATGGTGGAGATCTTCGGTCGAAGACCCTGCAACTTGGCAATTGACATTGGTCGAATCTCGAGAAGACTACCGGTTAGGAAGTTCTCGATACCCTTCTTAGTCGCCGCAAGCTTCTGTCGAAGGAATCGGTTCCCGGTTGTATTCTGCATCGATCCTTGGGTAAGGAATTTGAACAGCGGCCCCTTGGCTCGAGTAATGGCTGTCCGAAATGGCGCCATTACTTCTTCAGCCTGCTTCATTGTAGGAGCTGTTGTGATTTGATGCGTCGTTGTGGTATCGACATTCAAGAAATACGCTTGAAAACATTGAGCGTACATCGACTTGGCCGCGCCACGAGCAACAATCAAGAATTGCTTCTTGGTCAACCGCATTTTGATGGTCTTGGTGACGTAATGGCCACCCTGACCGTCTTTGTTTGGTTCCCAGACGGATCGATCGACGTAGTAGTACCAACCTAATACCTGCTCTGCCCACAACTTGAACGTGGGGAGTAGATGAAGGTCTGTACCATCTGTAAGAGTTAGCTCGCCTTCGCAATAAAGAACGAAACCCTCAACAGCTTTCGAATCGTACCAGATATTCGGGTTCGCGATCAGGTCATCGATGCGGTTCATCTCCGCGGAAATCTCGCGGTTTACCGGGATTTCTCCTCGGAGAACTTGTTCGCGAAACTGCCCATAATAATACGGAGTAGCCGTATTCGATAACGCCATCGTTCACCCCCTTAGTACATCATGTTTGTGTCGAAGATCAGTTTCTTGTCGCCCCAGAACACGCCGATGCGATTGAATCGAAGTCTGTCGGGAAGCGTTCCTTTATCGTTACGGAGACCGTAATTGTCAGGTACGTCTTCGCCGTAGGGGCTGTACTTTTCATCCGAATAACTGACTCGTTCAGCGAAAGCCGATCCGACAGGGCCGATCGTGGCATGCGGCTTGAAGTCTGTGTATTGACTTTTGTTCCACTTAGCCACTAAAGACCGAGCGACGAGAAGCTGAGGCGTAGGGTGAAAGACAAGCGCATCTACCGCGTCGATTCCTTCGCCCAATTGCTCGACACCCTGAACCGGAAGCATGAACGAACCAGTGATTCGGGCAGCAGAGATGGCATCTTTAGCCATCGCGTTCAGATCGCTCTCATTGAGCTCTGAAATGTCACCCGCATAAACCAGAGTCATGTGCGGCAGGTCTTGTTTGCACCAGCTGCCATCGATGGGCAGATACGCAATCATGGCGGTGTCCATTAGGCCACGCCTCCTGTTGCCGCCTTCTTCAAAGCAGCACCCGCGACCTTCTTAGCGATCTGTGTCTGAACCTCTCGCTTACCAACCTCGAGTAGCGTCGATGAGATCCAGCGAGTGACTGCCGACTTCTCGTTCACGCTGAGGCGCTTGAAGCTTTGCTCGAGCTGCATCCGGTTGATTGCTTCTTGCAACTCTCGGTTCGAAACTGTGTGAACACCGAGTTTCTTGACGTTCCGTTTTGTTGCGGTTGATTTGGCGGAATCACCGGAGGCAGGATTATTCCTCTTGACACCCCACCTCATACCCTTGACGCCGTAGTGCTTGAGGAAGTTAGAGACGGATGTCACTCCTCGATTACTAGCACCACGGGGAGCAATGGATTCACCCATTCCGTTTCCTCCCTTTGCACATTGAGCATCCACTCTAACTTCGTGATCTGCTCTTGCATCGCGGAGACGTGGAAACCCGTCTGCGGCGGATCGAACAGCATACGAACTCGAAGATAGACATATGTCTTGACATGGTTGAGTCGAGGATCGCTCCCAAGGAAGGCATCCCAGGTCGCTTCCTTGTCCTCAATCATGAAGCCTAGGTCAGGACCCACACCCAGCTGATTCAGATCACTGAAAACTGAGTTGATGTGCATGATGATGTCCATGTCGAAGGCTGTGTAATCGTCGGCAAGATTCAAAGCTTTCTTCGTGGTAGCGAGAATGCTGTTGTTCACTGGTCACCTCCCTTGAGAGCTACCATTTTGACTATTTGATCAGAGAAGTCGATTGACTTCGGCCTGAACCGCGGCGTAGTTGTAACCGGCGCCTTCGAGACGCTGACGCCGAACCGCGCCGTTGCCCCATTCACCGCGAATGACCGCTCGAGCCACTTCAGTGATGCTGGGTCTGTGTGCTGCCGGCGCTCCGCCGCCCAAACGGGCGTTGACGACGGCCTGAACCGCGGCGTAGTTGTAACCGGCCTGCTGCAGTCGATTCTTCCGGTCATCCCCGTTGCCCCACAAACCGTTCAGGACTTCCTGGGCGATCTGTTCGTTGGTTTTGCGAGCGGGAGCACCGCCTCCGCCACCGAGCTTCCGGTTGACTTCAGCCTGAACCGCGGCCGGATCATATCCAGCATTG